TCGAAGGTTGAGTAGACGTGTGAGTTCTGCTCGCTTGCGAATCTCGCGCTCCGTGAGGAGTCCAATGAAATCGTCGCCATTCGTGTGAAAGAATGCGGTGGTGGAAGGTGGCTTTTTCTGAGTAGAGGGCATCGTTTGTTTTCTTGCTTCGACGGCGAGGAACGCGTTGACGATAGACAATATCGCCCATGCAAGTGCTAACCCCATATGTGCACCCCGGACAGTTTGCTGATGTCCACGCGGGAGGAGTACGGTTTTTGGTGCTCCAACATGTGCTAAGGCCAGTCGATCGGCCGAGGTTAGTGTCTCGCGAAAGGTCTCTTGGATAACATCCGTAATGGCCTGAACGACTCTCCAGTCGAGCCAGTCGCTCGCTGCCGACCAATCGTCGGAAAGCAGCTTGAGTGACGCTCGTGAAGGGAGTCTGCGGGTAAGTTGGATGGGCCGGCTGTCGTTGAAGTGACGACACCACGGCTGTCTGAGGAGACGCTGGAGGACAAGGGCGTTTATGCCGCGTAGCCGGTACGAGAGTGCGGCTGGGTGAAGAGATGCGATTCGGATTTTGCCTCCACAGCCTTCGTCCACAGTCAGTGGGCGCATCGCAGAGAGATCTTGGTTTTCGAGGACGGCACCTGTCTTCCTCCAGAAATCGATTGAATCCTTTGCTTTGGTGTCTGTGAAAAGCTTGAGCAACTGAAAGGTGTGGTAGCTCGGCTTTGTAGAGATAACTTCCAAAAGCATATTCACTAGCATCTCGTCGTACTTGGGTGGGACTTCGCCAGGTGAGGTCTTTTCCTTGGTCCAAGGCCGTCTTGGTCCCTGAGATGGTGGGAATCCAACCGCGAGCGCTCTTATTTGTAGAGCAAGCTCTGCGCAGGAACCACCCTCCTCTGTTGTCCGTTCGAGACATGCATTGGAGTTCGGGACAGGTACGGCTGGAAGATCGGGTCGGGACTTCTTTGAGGTAAGTGCTTCTCGCGTGAATTCCGCGAGGGCAGCCAGCAAGGCTGGGGGAGGGGGATGATCGTCGGAAACGTCGCACCAGCGATGGACGGCATCGTTGATAGCTTGTTCTCGTTTTTCGGGCTTCGAGAATGAGAAGTCGTTGCATGCACGGAGGAAAGAGCTTGCGCAGAACAGGTTTTGTGGATCCTGTCCGGCTGTTCGAACCCATTTTGCTTTGGGAACGGGCATGCCGGTGCGTTCTTCGGCGCCTAAGGCGTAGAAGCGCATCGCGTGAGCAATCTCTTTTAGTGCGTTGCAGCCGCCAGAGAGATAGCGGTTTACGACTTTGACGAATCGTGTGATTATCCGGGATGTGTTGTGCTGGCGGTTTCGCCTCTTGAGGTGGCCAAA